CACATACACCTGCAGTACAGGCTAGTTCTTTACTACCACTCGTAGTATCTTCTTTCTCAAAGTCTTGCAACTTACTCCAATCTATAGCACGTGGCATGGCTTTTGTCAAGTCATTATATTTATCCTCATCTATATCTTGGTAGGGTGCTTGGGCATATGTATGATCACTAAAAGGTAGGAAGGATATTCCTGATACCTCATCAAAGTTTTTATACACCCATGCTCCTACTTCCATCCACTCATCTTCCTTAACAGATATGGTAACAGAAGGTTTATGCTCACACCAATGTCTCTGAAACATCAACCAATATTCTAATTGTTCTATGGCAGACATTTGAGTTCTAGTGATAGCACCATTAGGTGACTTCATAGGGAAGCTAAAGACAGTTGTACTATCAGGCTTCATGACATCAGGCTCTGCAGGAATACCTGCCTCTTTCATAAACTGTGTGAGTGGGTCTTTGTTATCACCACGTACAGTTCTAATATAGAAAGGGTTATGCCTTGCATGAATACCACTAGCACTGTCAACTAATTGTGATACTGTACCACTAGGTTTGACACAAGTTATAGCAGTTGACTGTGGTATGCCTAATAGTTTAGCAAACTTTTCATTAGTCTTTACTGCTTCTTCTTTTAATATTTTTAATACTTCTTCTGTCCATATAGGGCAGTCAAGTATACCTGTTAGAGACACACCTAGTAGTCTCTCTTCTTCTGTATTATCTTTCCATACTTTACGTAAGTATTTAAAATCAGTAAGTGTAGATTGAAATGTACCCAAGATTGTAGCCATACGTACCTTTTCTTTTAATGACATCAAACTATCTGTTTCACGTGCAACAACCTCTGTAAGATTACAGAACTGATAAGGTCTAAGTATAATCTCACTACATGGATTACAACCAAAGTAATGATTACTATCTCGTCTGCCATTCTCTGATGCTTTTACTTTAGCAGATTGACGATTAAAGATACCACGTTCTCCTGACTTAGATTCATATAGTGATGTCCACTCTCTCATGAATGTACCCATCTCAGGCTTACCTTTGAATGCTACAGAGTTATTAGCTAATGCTCTCTGTCCTTCATTCTCCCACCATTGACCTGACTTTGCGTGTCTCATTTGATCATCACCTAAGTTGGATAAAGATATAAGAGCAGAACGTCTGACACCACCAACGACTACAACCTCACCTATCTTACACATCAAGTCGTGGCACTCAATAGGATATAGTCTTCTACCTCTTGCACCTGTAAACTTATCTATACAAAATTGAAATAACTCTTCCAAGGGTGCAGGTCCTGATGCTCTACCACCAAATGTTTTTAGTCTTGCACCTGCAGGTCTCACTTGTGACACATCCCATGTAGGTATCTGTCCTACATATAACATGGCTATCATCTCTCTCAATGCCTTTGACCATCCGGGTCTGCTATCTGCAACAGTTATTATAGTGTCACTCTTTTCAAAGTGTTCATTAACAATAGGTAACTTATCTACATTCTCTCTCTCAACAGAGAACCCTACACCTGTACCACACATAAGTATATACATACACTCATCAAAGCTACGTGGACTATCAACAGGTATATAGCTACAGTTGTACCCTGCTACGTGACATCTATCTAATGCTACACCTGCAGTCATTAAGGCTCTCATACTAGGCATAACACCTAGAGATGTGATAGCATCATTTAACTTTTGCTTCAATGCCTTAGTCATAATATAATTATTTTTATCTCGTAGATGCTTATCCATATAGTCAAAGTATCTGTCTACAGTTTCAATCCAAGTTTCTCTACGTTGCTCATCATCTTTCCATCTTGCATATCTAGATAGGGCAATAAAGTTTTGATAGTCTGTGGGTAAGTAGTTATTCATTATCGTTCCTCGCTTAATGTTTTCATATATTGTATCTCAACACCCTCTAAGTCATGTAAAGAATCTCTAATATAATCCTGTATTTCTTCTGCTACATTACCATCTGCAGGAACAGGATACTCCTCAGGGTCTATTCGTAGTGTAACACTTAGTCTAACTTTTATGTTCATCTAATTCCTCTATCAGTTTAGATAGATACCATTGTGCTTTTTTCAAGTCTTCTACACCATTTTTATATGGGTATCTCCATAAATATTTTAGTATATTACCCTGTAAATAAGTTTGAAATCCATCACCTGTCATAGCCTGTATAGCATCGATAGTTTCAATACCTGATTTGTTATAGTGTGGTGGATGATTTACCATATCCATAGTTTGTTTGTGATCTGATTGTTCCTGTGCTTGTCTTGCTTTCATTTTCATATACTCCATGTGTCTCATTTTTTATCCTTAAAATTAATATGTATTACATTGTCATGTGCTTTTAAACTATCCGTAAGAAGATACTCCATAGGCATAAACTCTTCTGCTAATTTCTCTGCCTGTCTTTCTATCTTTGCATCTTCTAACATCATAGGAAAGATTGCACAGACTCTTCTTGCTAACTTCAGTAAATCTATTTGATCTTCCCTATCAAGAGACATACGATCTGTGGAAACTAAACCAATGGATACATCACCTGTCCATTTATCTTTATCTATTATAGGTTTTAACATAATACAGATATCATTTTTATCCATCATCATTTTATTCTCCTGACTTTGTTACCTGAAAACTTAATAAAGTTTGGGTATTTATTTTTACCTTTTTCTTTTAACCAATCCTCAGGTATTATTCTATCGTAATATCTAAACCCATACTTGATACACCATTCACCATAGTTAGACTTTGCTCCCTTCCTTAATTTATTTCTGCTATTCTCAAATACAAATCGAATATCTAAATGGGGGTGTTGTTTCTGTATGGCTAAATGTTTACGTCTATCTGATGCTAAGAACCTACCTTTTGTTTCTATTATTATTCCATTACTTAATATAAAGTCAGGGGTATAGGTGCGATAAGATAAGTCTTCCCATTCTATCTTGACAGTTTCATATGTAAACTTACACTTGTTTTCTTTCAAGTAGAGAGAAATCTTATGTTCTAATCCACTCCTATACCCATGCTTCAAAGCATTACGATATGCTCTATGTGGTGACACTATAGAAAAGTTCTCCAACCTGTGAAGGGATTCCATTCAGAGTATGATGAGTTAGTATTATAGTTATAACCTAATGCTTTCAACTCTTCCTTCACTGCCTCGTCTGCCATCTTCTTGGCTTCCATAGCTTCCTTTAAACCTTTCGTTTTCATTTCACGATAGGCTTTCTTAGCTTCTGCTAACTCTTTCTCCATATTTTCTATGTTAGCTTTTAGCTCCTCTATGTTTTTAGTGGACATTATTTTACACTCCATATCTTCTTTGCTTCTTCTTTCATCTCTCCTGACCACATCCAAGAGTCTGTGTTAGGATAAACTAAAGAAGCTAACTCATGTCTATCATCACTTATAGACAAAAACTTTTGTATACTAAAGGCAACCTTTTTAAGTTGTTTCTTATACTGTGATAAGTTTGTTAGTGTAAATGTCTTACACTCTTTAGGTGTAGCGAAGAATAAATCTACACTACTCTTTGGGTATGCCATAGAATACAAAGCCATCTGTCTCTTCTGTGCCTCTGTAGGTTTAGAGGGCATTCTTGTAGATGTCTTTAGGTCTACAATTTTATCTTCAAACCTGAAGTCAATGTATCCCATGACAGGTACAGGCAAGTCATCAAATTGAACCTCAACTTTCTCTTGATAAGCTACAAGATTCTCATGATTAAAGTTCTCATCAATAACTTTCCCAAAGTCTTTCAATAACTTTTTTTCTTTTATAGTTTTAGTATCTCCTAAATCTATCTGTGATTCTGCACACAAGGACATAAACTTCATGTCCAAAAGATTAAAGTCAAACACACCTTTCTCATATTTATTAGCTAGTGCAAACTCTTCTGCAATACCCCTTATTGCACTAGCACCACTAGAAGATTTAACACCAAACAAGTATCGTGTTATCCACATGGGCATATCACTTATGTAAGTGTTCATACTACTAGGTGATAGATAGTTAATATTATGTACCTTAAAGGGGTTATTACTTTTCATTAAGCTACATCTTCATTATCGATCTGCACAAATTGTGATACAGTATCCTCATCATCCTTTGATATATTTGAATTAACTTTTTCATCCCACATACTCATTATATAGGTATTATAATTCTCAATCCAAGATATAAAATCAGTAAAGGTTGTCTGATCTTTATCACTTAACTCAATGGACTTAGTTGCATCTAACATAACCTTAGGTACATAAAACTTTTCCCCACTAGGTAAGTCTCTAGGATCACCTAAGGCAGTTATAGTATGTTGCACAGGTAGTTTTCTCATAGTAGATAGTGTAGCAAAAGGTTTGCCTACAATCTTAAATGCCTCACGATTATCTATCTCCCAAATAAACGGAACATCTTTTATCTCTGTAAGTTTACCATCCTTCTCAGTCTTAATACCTTTCATAGTTATTAAACCAAACAAAACTCTAACTCTTTTTATCTGCTTAATTAAGTTCTGCATATCTGCAGACAGAGATGAAAAGTCTTTTATATAACCACTAGGTTTACCACAATTAAATGTTCCTTGATTATCTTTCAAATCAATATTTAAATTGTCTGCCATAATAGTTTTATGGAAGATACCTAGTGGGTCACCCTTCTTTGGATTAATAGCCTTAACAAATCTCTTATACATAAACCTCTGCATAAAAGGTCTGATCTCAACTTCTTTAGCATAGTATATAGTATCATCAGGAACATCTAACTTATATGACCCTGCCTTTATCTTTACTACTTCTTCTAACTCATCTCCTACTTCTTTCATACCCATGATAGGTTTGTGTTGTAGTTTTAATCTGGGTAAACTACTACTCTTATTATCAGATGATTCTCCTGTAAGACCCATTGCTTTAGCCATAACAGAATAATTATCTGTATTAATTGTAACTATTTCATTCATATTTATACCTTCCTTCCTTTAAAGATCACTTGTTATATCACATAATATCATGTGTGTCAAGCCAATTATTACCTATTTTCATATCTAATTTTAGAGGTACATTGAAGTCAATCCTAAATTGATTATCAATAATAGCTTTCATATTAGTATTAATACCTCTCAATATAAATGTAACCTTTTGTTTTTCTTCAGGGTGTACATCTATCACTATAGAATCATGCACAGTATTCACAATACATGATTGCAATTTACTTAATTGCTTTTCTATCTCCATCAATACGACAGGAACAATATCTGCAGTAGCAAAACTCTGCACAGGATAGTTCTTTATCTGTGTGAAGTTAGATACCTTACCATTAGCATACCTCTTCATGTTGTTAAATGAAAACTCTCTGCCTGATGGTGTCTTTATTCTGCCTGTGCTCATAGCTTCTTTAGCCAATCTGGTGTGCCATACGTTGACTTCCTTGTATTTTTCTGTGAAGTGTTTGTAGTAAGTGGCTTGGGCAGATGATCTACCAAATCCTGTTGCTCCGTAAAGGGGTGCAAACGTGTGTGCCTTCGCTTCCTGACGAGATGTAGGCTCACCTGCATCACTAATAACACGAGCAGTATAACTATGCACGTCAAATCCATCTTCTATCTCCTTCATTGCTATTGAATCTTGTGACAAGAATGCTGCAGTTCTAAACTCTAACTGTGCAAAGTCTGCCTCTAATATCTCTCCACCTTCCCAACGTGATACAAATACTTTCTTAACAGGAAACGTACCACCTCTAGGCATATTCTGCATATTAGGGTCTGCTCCACTAAATCTACCTGTAGATGTTCTGTGTTGTAGTAACCTCACGTGTAGCATACCATCAGATTTTACATGAGTTTGTATACCCTCAACAAAAGATGAGAGGTAAGTATCTAATGCAGATAATCTTTGTATGTCACGTAGAAAAGATTGTGCATCAGTCATGTGTCTATCTTTAGCTATACTCTGTAGTAATTCTAGATTAGTTTTGTTTACACTAAAACCATTTGCACTTACCCACTTCTGATTAGGTGCAGAAAACTTTAGACCTGCAATCTCTTTCGTAGGTATAAACTTATATCCATCACCATCACATATAGGACACACACTAGGTTTAGCATATGGACTACCATCCTTCTTTATCTTTCTAATATATCCTGTACCTTTACAGTAACCACACTGTTCTGCTTTTGTTTTATAAACTATACTAGAATTGTATGCCACATTATTCTTGAATTGTTTGTCATGCATATTAGGATGGAAATAATTTGCCCATGTAGCCTTGTCTTTTACTTTCCTACTATATATAACCCAAGACATTTGTTCAGGACTATTGAGATTGATAGGTGTATCTCCCATAAGTTCTCTCACTTGTTTGTTTAAACGTTCCTCTATATCTTTCTTCTCCTGTTCAAACTCCTGTCTAACTTCATTAAGTTTATTCTGATCTACTTTAAAACCCTTGCGATACATATTAGCTAGAGTTACTGTCACTTTATTAGTTAGTATTACAGAGTCCATAAGTCCTGCATACTGTTCACTATTTAGTTTCTTATACTGTGCATCACATAGTTGTTGTGTAGCACGTAAGTCTGCAGATAAGTATTCAGATAACTCATCTCTTGGTATCTCATCTGTAGCATAACCCTTGGCAAAGTATTGTTTAAGTGTATCTTGTTTCTTAGTCTCAAGATCATACCTCTCTGCACAGTCTTTTAAATGTAAAGGTTCTTTCAATCCTCTCTGTAGTATATACTCTGTTAACATAGTACAGTAAACAGGACCATCATATCTAAACCCTGACTCCCATAGCCACATCAAGTCATAGGCTATGTTGTGTCCTATGAGTATGGTTGCCTGATCTAGTAACTCCTGTATCTCAACATGAGGTGCATCACCTCTGTCCATATTGTATAAGTATTCACTGCCCTGATCAGTAAGACAACCCACCATTACTAATTTATTGTCAGGTTCAAATGGGTCAAGGTGTAGCTTACCATCTCTTTTTGTTGTTGTATTTTCTACGTCTAATGTTAGTTTCATTTCTTATACTCCTTCAATATATAATTATCTATAAAATGTTGTAAGTCAGACTTGTGTCTGTACCATGTACTCTTGTGTAGTATTCTCCAATTATCATTACGTAGTGTAACAACAAACTTATCATTTATTAAAACAGTACCACTCTCATACTCCTGTACCTCTAACCCTGCCTCAATAAACTTAATTAATTTACGTAGTCTCTGTGCCTCTCGTCTATATGAATTTGAGTATTGTAACTTATGATCGTTATCTAAATCACATTGTTTAGCATCTTTCTCTACATCTTTTAAATCTTCTTTTAGTTCAGGTAAATCTTTTTTACTGTATAAGTTTTCTGCCTTCTCAAGTTTTGCTCTGTGTGTGTCTAAGTATCTCATAGCATTGGCTAGTCTTGTTGTCTCATCAGAGAATGCACCTAGTCCTGTATTACAGTGATGACATATCCAACCTCTGAAAGTATTTGTTTCATGACAGTGATCCAATACCCATGTCTTCATTCGTATCTGTCCATACTTAGATAGTTCTTCCAAGTCTCTGTCACAAATAGGGCAACAGTAATCATCACTAGGATATTCATTCTCCTTTCTTAGTTTCTTAATTATAGTTTTGTGTCCATTCTTACAGGACTTACACGTTCTCTTTATCTCACCTGACTTCATGACAATGTAATTAGTTACAGGTTGTTCTATGTCACACTTGATACACGTTATATATTTTGTCATGCCTGATACCTCGCTAACTTATAGTCTAAGTCACAAATAATTTTACCATGCCAACCTGTTACTTTATTCTTGACAACGTTTAGATGTCTCACACTATCCTCTGCATCTTGTCCTTCAACAGGTGGGTTCTTAGCTATTAAGATCATGACATCTGCCTCTGCTGCTTTTCCTGTACGACTGCCTTCCATCATAGATT